ATTTAAGTATTTATCTAATAGATGGGCATTATGAAAATCTTGATCTTTCATTAGCTCAAGTCTTTTTTCATCTACTAACTTCTCAATATTTTTTATGGCATCATGCCAAGTGATCTCGTAATCGAAATCAGTTGGCAAGTCTTTCCATTTAATTTTAGACATTAATAACTCCTTTCAGTTATTTTAATCATGTTATCAACATGGGTTTTAAATTCTATTTCTTTTAATGGTCTGCTATTAATCCCATAATAAAAGAAAACAACATTGTCAGGATTATCTCTTTTGGAGATATCGTGAATAAACTCGATATCCCCATTGTCAGTAATCTTAATCTTACTTTTGTAGACATAACCCCTATGATAGTAGTTCAGCTTTTTACTGCTCATGCTAGACCCCCCTGAGTTTAAATGGCGAGTGAGTTTGTTATACCTGAGACTAATCGCCCTGATATAGTATTCTCAGCTATCCTGAGGTTCTCATTACAAGCAGTAAAACATTCGCCCATAGTATCGAACTGCTGAGGTGCAAATGTTCTGTCGCTATCTTCAATGTGTTGTTTACCCTCAGGGTGTTTTTCGTATGCCTTATTCTGATACGATACAAGATACAAATCTTTTATCACATCAATTAAGCCATGATGTGCCTTGATTATATCAGCCTTATAAACATCTATGCCCTGAGACTTTAATCTTTGTATAGGCATAGGCTTTGCCCTGATAACCATACAAGGTCTAGACTTATAAACAACAGAGGACAAGCCATGTCGGTATACTTGCAGATACCATAGAGGTGGTATCAACAATCCATTTCTTTTATTCCAACTATCCTTGTCTCCACTATTTTGAACTGTGTATACATTGTCCACACAAGTGAAATCTTTCTTATCATTTATTACAGATTTCTTTTCATTGTAAGAACCATATCTATCAATAGCTAAGTCGGACATACCTTGAATGCCCAAGCTAACACTTGTTCTATCGTGGTTTTCTCTCCACCACTCCTGACAAGTCTTTAATGATACAGTTGCCCATTTCTTAATTACATCAGGCTTTTCTATAAAGTCCTGATCTAATCTAGATCTTTTCTTAACTTGCTTTCTATAAGTCCTGATCTGACCTAATAGATCAGCGACATACTGTAACGATCTTCTTCTATCGTAGTCAGTAAACTTATTCATCTTCTGAACCATTTGTCTAAAGCCGTTATCTTTAGCATCTCCGTCATAATCGTAATCATGTCTGCCATGCTTGTAGTAATGGTGCATATCTCGCATCTCTAATCCTGAGAGACCATGTATCTCTTTATATGCTTTTAGCATCTCGGAGTTTTTACAACTCATAAAGTAATCGTAGCACTCCATATGCTTGGCTTTTGTTTCTGCCTTGGTGGGATATTCTTTATTCGTCATGTAGTCTGATATAGATCTCATGGACATATTCTTTTTAAACTTATTCATTAAAAGCTCCTTAAAGTTAAGATTAAACCCACAGAAGTTAACAGTAACTTCCATGGGCATAGTTTAGATATTGAGGAAAGTTATTTCCCCTATCGGTGGTGTCTTTGCCCTGAGGTCAGTTGATACCCAAAGTAATGGGTAGTCGACATACTCAGGGAACTGATGAAACCCCATGTCTGTAATGCAAACCATACTGTCGACATTTACATTATTGTCTTCAATATATTTGAACACACACATTGGGTCAGTACCCCCACGACCTTTTACGTTTAGGTTCTCGATAACATCTCCTCTCTCATACCTTTCTTGTTTTTGGATAGAGGTATCAGCATAGTAAACAGTTATCGAGTTAGGTTGCATATCCTCAGAGATAGCATTAATTTCTCCGAGGGCATGGGATAGCTCTTTTCTAGAAACAGATGCTGAGGTATCCACCCAAATAATCACATCTCCACAAGACATCTTCAAAGTGCTTGGATTGTAAATATTGAAACAATGATAAGCTCTTCTATTCGGTCTCGCATATGTGTAGTTCTCAGGTTGATCTCCCCCAACAACTCTTCTAATTACAGAAGACCAATCAACTTGCGACCTTTCCATTTCTTTTATGATATCTTTAATATCACTTGGAAGATTACCAATTGATTTAGTATTCTGTACTGCCATGGTTACTTGTTGCTTAATGATAGCCTCTTCTTTTTTAATTTGTTCTTCGGACATATCATTAGGCATAACCATACCCCAATTACATTGGTTAGGTTTTTTCTCAGCCTCGCTTTCCAATAGCTTATATATTTTCTCAGCACCCATATCATTATACTTAGGGTCATATAAGCCATCTTTCGGCATGGTCATACCTGACTTAATCAAGATTGAGTTAATGGCATAATCAGTAGCTATATTCCATAGCTCCTTGTCTCTAGAACTCATTCTAAGATGATGCCTTAAAACTCTATGCATAGCCTCATGGCATCTTACAAAGTCTAGCTCTGCCTCAGTTAATTTGTCAGACCACTCAGGATTGTAGAAGATATCTTTTCCATCAGTTGCCATAGTTGGAATATCTATCTTTTCTATCATCTCCATTTGAGTAAGGATTGAGAAATAAAATCCCCAACCCTTTTTCTCTTTGTCGACCATTAACTTGATATTAGATCTAGATATTTTGGTTTTTAAATCCTTAACCATTTTATCTCCTATAATACAAGTTCTCTTAGTTTCTGATTAGTAGACATCTCTAGTCTTAGTTCCTTGTTCTGCAACAATTCCCTATCCTTAGCTACACTATCCTTAATGAAGTAAGCTAAAAACTCTCCATCAAGTCTATTTAAAAACTTTAGCATTGCACCAATGTTTTTATCTGTAACCTTGCTGACCAAAGATGAAACAGTTGCAAACTGAATTGCTACCTCTGTAGGTAATTGTATACCCTCAGGGTTCTTTATAAGCTCGTCAATGTCAGGGCATTTGTCATGCAACCTGATATGAGTAAATAAAGATGCAGATGCAGTTTCGCCAATCTGACAACATACGGCAGTATAAAGATCGTCTTCATCTAAATCCCATTGGAGAATGTCGCTAGTTCTCTCAAGTGATCTAGGTGTAGGAAATGCATCAGCATCACGATCAAACTTATGTAGAAACTCAGGTTGAAATCTAACCCATGAAACAACCCTATGATCTTTCTTGTTAGCTGACATATAGTTTGTCCAATCATCTAGGTTAGGCTCGATAGCAAAAGAAGTTATTCTATCTTTAAGATGCATAGGCATTTGATTAACCCCTGATCTATCCGACATTCTATTCCCAGCACAAACAACGATATCCCCTATCGGAATATGATAATCTCCAATACGATATTCATCAGCTATGGTTGCGAAAATATTCATGTTTAGAATAGGTGCTTGGGGTAGCTCGTCAAAGAAATACATAATACCACTATAACCCTCGTCTATCTTAGCTTGTCTTTCAGCATCACTAAGCAACCATTTAGGTCTAAGTGTCTTCATCTTATCCCCATCAGGCATTTGCATACCACCGACATCTGACGGCTCGTAAGATGCTAGATTAGTAGTTACAAGCCATAGCTTACATATGTTAGCTATCTTTTTAAATGTGTAGGTTTTACCTATCCCCATTGTTCCTATGCCGTAAGGACAGATAGGTAATTTACCCTCAGGTCTATTGATTGTTTTTCTAATAGCCTCGATTATTATTCTTTCAGCTTGTTTAATTCTCATATTAAGCACTCCTATTTTTTAAAGTTACACCATTGATTTGGTTTGTTTTGTAGAAAGTCTTTCCACTTGTTAAAGTGATAGCTCCCTGATCTAGTCTAAATCTACGATACTCATTCTTACGAAAATCGTAGACAGTTACGAGGTTAGGAACATCTCTATCCTCATACTTTAGAACACCCCAAAACTGACGTTCTGAGCCGTCTAATTTTTTAAAAACACCTTTGCAGATCTTGCCTTTAAAGTGCTTTGTAATTTCTAAATTTTTATTCATCTAGTAACTCCTCTATATCTATTTGCTGACTATGCAGTTCAGCTTGGTTAAATTGTTTAGCTATCTTTTGTTTCTCGATCTCAATATTCATAGCTATCTCATGTAGTCCATCAGCTATAAGATCAGCTATAATGCTATCTAGCTTTTGGATAATTTCTAATTCGTTCATAGTAACTCCTATAGTTGTTATTGTTATTGCTCGATTGAACAAGCAGAGACACGAAATTAATCGTGCCTCAATTTGTGCAATCAAGATGCTAAGGCACTCTCCATACGAGAGATAACATCATTATCTTCAGAGGTTTTCTTTTGGGCATCTGCTGAGGCTTTGTCGTGAGCCTCTCTTTCTCTTTTCTTATCTTGCAATACTTCCCAAATTTTTTGAACCTGATCTGCATCTAGGTCAGTTGGAATATAAACCTCTTCCTCTTTAACTGTGCCATCTTCTAGCTTAGTCTTTTGGTTCTTGACTTTGCCGAATAACTGCCTCGCAATCTTTTCAGCTAGATCTACATCTTTCTCTTTAGATACTGCCTTTTTGATATCGTTTTGACTTTTGATATTCATACTAGCAAAGACCTCAAGTACTGCCTCAGGTGTTGCCTGAGTTGGTATATCGTCATTAAACTTTGCGATAAACTGCACAGACTTTTCATAAAGAACCTTACTATTTGCGATAGACATTCCTACGTTATTTTGAAGATCTGTTCTGATATCAATTCCAACTTGTCTAGGTAAGTTATCGCTATCAGTTTTGTCAGCATCATAAATAGGCTTGGCATGGCTAATAGTTGTAGCAAATTGATCTAACTTCTTTTCTTGCATTGAAGTATAATCATCAGCTCTATTAGTTTTTAAAGATTGAAACTCGCTTTCAGTAGCTACCAATCTTTTAATATTTTCTTCAGAGAAAAATACGTTCTTAGATTTTAATTTAGTCATAGTCTGCACTCCTATATTGTTATTGGGTTTTGTTTAACTTTTATTTCTATTCCCATGCTCTTAATTATCTTTAGCTTATCAAGAGTAAAGGTCTTAACTCCTAGTAGTCCTGAGAACTTACTAGCTAATTCGCAAGAGGGATAATATCTCTCCTGACCATAAACCGATTTGGTGGTTATCCACATTTCATTTTTCATTAAGCAACTCCTTATGCAATTATTGTTCTGCCGTCATCTTCAACTTGAATTTCTTCAAGCTCGATTGATAAAATTTCATCATCATCAGCTAGGTAATCCTCAGGACAATCTACCCTATGCTTAGTGTGAAACTTATCAGAAACTTTAAGATAAAGTCTTTCTACTCTTTTAAGACGTTCAAAGAACTCGTCAATTTCCTTAGCCATATCAGGGAACTCTTCGCCCAAGCCATCTATTTGGTCAGCCGTTGAGTGCATACTCTGCATTAAATCCCATATCTTTTTGTGTAATTTTTCATAGTCCATAATAGCAACTCCTATTTGTTAAATTATCCTAGGACAAAGAGCAGTAATAACTGCTCAATGTTTCGACCTCTCTAGGTCTCGTCAGCTAGGCTACATCATGCAATGATCTTAGCTTTAATTTTAACTCTCTATTTATTTCAAAATGTTTAGCTAAATCTTGAAATCTTTTTGTTGGCTTTCCAAAGCAATCAGGATTGTCATACTTTCTAACTTTGGTCATGCCATGAACTCCATCTCTTTGATAGAAGATGGACATTACTTTGAGGTTATTATTTTTAATTACTGCAAAGTAATTTACACCATTGATTGTCTTTTTAACTACGTTAGTAAATTTAGATTTCATTTCCCAATTCATAATAATTACTCCTATTGGCTATCTGTTAATTTAATTAAATGATCTACATCATAGTTTGAACCATTTATCCAATGGTCATGTAACTCCTGACCGATTATCGAGACTATAACTTTAGTTATTGGATTACATATTTGAGAAACTAAATTGTGATCTAATTCATTTACTAAATCCATTGTCTCATAGTTACCAACAAACTTACCACCAAACTCCTTGTCTGTCGGACTATCTACGTCAGCAATGTTTCCAAAGTTATAAGCATCAGATAAAAGTCTAAGTAATTTGATTTCGTCTTTATTTAGTTTTTTGAAATTCATAATAGTAACTCCATAAGTTAATTAACTGTTTCATACTTTTGTAATCATCAGGCACAACACACATTGCACTACAGTAACTGCCCACATTTAATAACCTTTCGTGCCAATAGAAACCTTTACTTAAATGCCACCTCCCAATGAAAGTATCTAAGGTGTTGGACTAGTTAGATACTTCGAGGCAGTTTCCTAGAGAGTTAGTCCAGTTCCAAATCAAAGAGTATCCGATAAGGTTCTGTCTCTAGAGGGGTCTTCCCATCTTCGGTTGGCAAACTGAGCCTGAAGTAATTTTATAATCTTTTTGGAATAATAAGTCAAACTTATAATGTACTATTTTATACTTTATTTTACAGTAATATACATAAATGTACTGAAACCCAAGGTGGACAACAAAAATGACGAAACAACTTTTTTTGATATATCATAGCTTGGAAGTGCTTTCGTTGCTGTGTGCGTCTTAAATCGCTGACAATCGATATTTCACGAAATGAGAATATAAATAGATAGTTACAAAGCTACACTTTTATTAATTCGTGTGCTACTTTGTAAAAGTTACTATTAACTTTTGTGAGATAAAAAATGTCAGATAAAAAAGATAAACCAAAATTAAAATTAGTCAGCAGTAATAAAGTCAAGAAAAGTTCCAAGCCTGAGCTTACGGCAAAGCAGTTGGGTTTTTGTAAAGACATAGTTGGAATGGGTAAAGATAAAGATGGTAATCCTAAAAAGCCAATGAGCTTAGTTGATGCATATGTAGCAAATTATAATGTTAGTCCTAAAACCAAGAACAACACTATAAGAGATATGGCAAGTAAGTTAAAAGCAAACCCATTGATTACCCATACAATTGCTAGAATGTATGATGAATTAAAGCAGATTAATAAAGTGTCGGCGATAAAAAAAGAGGAAGTAATAATTAGAAAGCTAGAAGAGTTTATGAATAATGAAGAGTTCTCAGATACTGCAAGGGTTAGATCAGCAGAATTGATTGGCAAAAGTTTAAGTATGTTTACTAATGTTACTGAAATAAAAGAAAGTGATAAGAGTTCTGTGGAAGTTGAACAGCAACTCAGGGAAAAACTATCGAAACTTTTAAAAGAGTAGTCGCTATTCACGAAATTTCAGTTAGTTTTGACCCCACCTACTCCCCACCACCCACATCGTAGGTGGCATGCCGTGCCGTATACAGTTTATTTCACACATAATTTCTACAATTTTTGATGAAAGTGAAGGTTAACTTCTAACATAC